AATGCGCCCCGCGCTTTCCTCGTCAAATCCGTAAATCGGCACAGCTACTCTCCAAGAACGAGATACTGCACGCCAATGTCGCTGGTGTAATCTGTTGCCGTATACGCAATCATGCCAAGCGTGATCGACGGCGCAAGCCGCACAGGGCCGATTACATCGCCTCTTTGAAGTTGAGCAAACTCATGCAGGTTGGTTCCATCATAATGGCCGATGGCAACATAGGCTGTGCCTGCGGTAGCTGTTGAAAGACTACGGAATGCAGCGTAGCCAGCAGTCTCCACATCGCCAAGAGACACGGTTTCTGTGCTAGTTCCAATCTTGACGACGCCACCTGAGCTAACAGCAGACGTTTGGTCATAACTACCACTGTTGCCAAAATTTTCTGAAAGATTGCCGTTTTGCAGGCTCATAGAAATTGAAATGCTTATTTCATCTGCCATTAGTACATCCTAAGTTCAGAGAGCATGAGATTAAAATCTTTTTTTGGATACGGCAACGCTCGCAACTTTGCTGCATCTGTCAAAATAAACATTTTAAATCGAGAATCTTCTGGCTCAAATTGCGGCTCAGGCTCTTCCAGTGGAGCTTGGCCCCCTTGCCCATTAAGAGGCACGGGCTGCGACACCGGGTTGCCGTTTTTATCTAAAATGGCTTTTCTCTCATAGTTGCCCGCCCCGTCGTCAATAATTTCGTTAAAGCCTGCATCGTAATACGAAATACCCCAAGTTTTTGGGTTGTAGGAAATCTCTAGGCTGGTTTTCCAGAACATGGCTTGATCGTCAAACTCAGCAGAAAACCCCGTAACGCGAAGCGTGTACGCATCGGCTCCCAGGTATGGTTTGGAGTTGCAAGTATTTAAGTAATCCCAAATGCGATGCAGCGCGGGGTTAGGATTAAATTCATTAGTGTATTTAAGCACAGCAAGGGAGGTTTCTTCCTCAAGACCATCAACCGGATCGCCTGCGGAATTGCAAAATGGCTCGCCGTTATCGTTAGTGGCAGGAATGCTTACCTGTGAAGTGCTTATGCTAATTCGCCGCCAAGTCTCAGACTGCAACTCCTTTGGCTGTTGGCTGCCACCGCCATCATTGTTTTCATAAGGGCTAAGACCTTCGTATGTAAGATCAATCTGAACTGCATTTTCTGTGCCGCCAAACCATGAAAACTTTCTGCTCGCACATCGCGCTACGATGCCATCAAAATTGCGAAGAGAATTGATCTGGTCAATTTGCTCCCCGCCAAGCCCAGGCCATGTGGCAGTGCTGTTGCCAATTACTACAAATGAAGGATTAGGCGTGTCGCTCTTTGCAAGCAGCGTGCGACTTACGGTAAACGTAGCGCGATCATTCCCACCCTTTGATTCTTCAAAGGCGTCTTCATACAGCACAATTACATCATAGAAAGCCATTCGCTACACCGTTACTGAAGCCATTGCCAATTGGCCGCCAACAGCGTCCCCAATATTGCTTGCGAGCCCCGCCATCTGGTCTGCAATCTCGCGCGTGTTAGCTTCTATCTGCCGATCTGTCTCAGGGGCTACGCGGGGGTCCGCGCCACGCAAGATTGCGTTGCGAAATTCCTCTCCAGCGGAGCTATCTACAGTTATAGCTTTAAGGCTTTCTACAGATGCCTTAATAGAGTCGCCAACTGCCTGCAATCCACCAATGCCTCCTGGGCCGACAGGGATGCGGGCCATAAATTGATCGATGCGTGCCTGACGCTCTGCAGCGCGAAATGCTGCAAGCGGGTCCATGACACGATCAATGCCTTTTTGAATATTTTTTGCGGCGTCTTCGCCAAGGGCTTCTGCTTTGCTACGCGCGTTTGCTGCAAGATCGCCAAGCATCCCTTCCTGAATTTTCTTGCCCAAACCGCTATCTGCCGACGCAAACTCTTCCATAGAAAGAAGCGCATCACCAACCTTGGTTGCCAAGTCTTGCTGCCCTAGCGTGTTCAATGCTTCAAATAGCAAGCCAAGCAGAGCGCGGATTGGGTAAGAAATATTAAATACCAGCTTGCGAAAGGTTGCTTCTAGCGTAGTGACAAAGGCCGCAACCACATCGCTTACGGAATTTAATGCCTCCAGGGCAGACGAAGACAATAAATAAAACCCTTTCGCAAACAGCTGCATTACGCCATAGCCTGTCTGAAAAAACCCAGAGACTACCGCAACTTGCGCCGCAAGAGTCTTTAACACTCCAATAAAAATTTCGGTAAGGCTAATTGAATTCTGAATGCCACCGTCAAGCATGCCGTATGCACTTAAAGACGCGCTAATAGACTCAACAAAAGCCTGCATTTCAACGTATGCATTATTAAACGCTGTGACAACAGCATTAAATATAGGAACCAGCTTTTGACCAATTTGCGTTGCAAGATTTCTTATTGTTCCCGTGGCTTTTCGCTGCTGATTGCTTAATGATGCCGCTGTGCGCGTAGCATCGCCTTGCTGTATGGACGACTTTTCCATAATTGACGCATATGCAGCAAGCATCTTTTGCGATGGAGTCAAGACTCGCTTAAGCGTGTCTGACAGGCCCATCGAAAAAGCCTTTTCACGCAAAGCTGCGTCATTAAGCTGAATGCCCATGCGGCGAATTGGCTCAATTTCGCCAACAAGAGCCGATCGCATCGCTCGCAATGCGTCATCAATAGAAACCTCGTTAAACGAGGCCATGTCAGCAGCGAGTTGCGTTAAATTAACGGAAAATTTTGCAGACTGCTCGTTTGTTAGCCCAATATTGTTAAATAATGTGCCAAACGTACCAGCAGCCTGCAGTGCTTGCGCTTCGGCAATGTTTATATCAAGAGCGCTTTTTGCAAAGTCACGAACGCTGGCCGCAGCATCCCCGAAAACTACATCAACTCGATTTTGCTGCTCTGTAAGAGAGGCAGCAGATTGCACGGCAAAGTTTACCGCACCGCTAAACCTCCTGACTGCACCAGCCGCAAGCTCTGCTGCTTTCGCTGCAGCAAGAAAACCAAGACCTAAAGGTATTCTCGCTGGAGCAGAAGCAGCCCTGCCAAAAGAATTCAGCAGCTGGCGTGCGCGCCCTAGGCCACGCGCAAGACCACCTGTGCTTGCAGTTATCGCAACGCTTACTTTGCTAAATAAACCTGCAGCCATTACAGCCCTTTCGGTATGTTCTGCAAGATTCGATGCATCTGCTCAGGCGTCTGCGGGCGTTGGTCTACAGGCATAAAATCGGATGGCTTTCTTGCAGCCTGCGACTTGCCACGATGCGCATTGTAAAACTGAGACACCTGCACAGCATGCCGCAGCCACTCGTCACCAAAAGGCTCCAGCCTATAAAACCCAATCCATTCGTGCAGCAAATCAATGTCCATGCTCTCGGCAAGGGCATTCACATCCCAAATACCAAGCGCAAGAGCCAGCCGAAACAAAAACCGTCTTATCGGCTGGCCTTCTAGTTTTTTGCTGCCTCCTCCACCGCGTCACTACTAATTCCGTTAAGCGCAAATCCCTTGTCAACAATCTTCTGTATGATGTCTGTGTCCAGTTCGCCAAGCCATTCGGCGTCAGATTCCTCAAAGAGCCGCACGCCTTTTTCGTCAGTACAAACTAACGTCAAGAATCGTGCGCGAATATTTGACAAATCAACGCCACCAACCTTGCCGCCTGTAACCATTTGATCAAACCGATCACGACCGGCAGCACTAAGCTTGCTGATGTAGATCGGTTCATCACCTAGCTCAGGAACAACCAAAGGCTCACGCGGCATAACGCCCCGCTTTGCCTTAATTTGATCTCTCGTTAACGCCACAGCGCGCCCTCCTGTGATTAACCAATGTTACCTGACAGCTTTACGGTGGCCGTCGCGGTCATCAACTCTTCCTTACTGGCAGTAACTTCAAACCCAGTAAGATATCCATAGGCACTCCACGCGGTAGTAGCAGTGCCGCCATTCGGGTAAGTAATCGTCAGCGCCTGCGTTGTGCTATCGTTTGTCATCGCCCCAATAATAGTTGATCGCAGCGATGGATCGAAATGCACTTCGCAAGAAACTTCGCCTGGGTCATACATGCTTGAAGCAAGAAAATCCTTGCCGCCTGCACTGAGAAGATGCGAAGCATCGACAGTGTTTCTGTTTAGTCCAGAATGAGAAATGCTTGCAAGCTTTAGCGATGTAAAGACAGAGCCAAACGATACGGTAGCACCATCTGCAATATCACGGGCCATATCACGCCTCCTTGCGTGCTAGGGTTCAATGTGAGTGACTTCTATCGTCAAATCAGTCCTGTAGATCGGCAACTGCTCTCCAGATGGCGGCGACTCAATTGTGTCGCTCTCATCAGTTACGCGGGTCAGCCGGATATCAGTTGTTTTCTTGTATTCTAAGTTCCGCCTAATCGCCCGCGCAAGATTGCGGCTTTCCTGAAACGTCTCCGCTAGCGCCGAAAGACTGTAGGTGGCCCGCGAAAATGCAGCAGTATTGTCAAGCCCAATAAACCCATTGCGGCTATTGTTGTCGCGAGAGTAAACGACCGCAGGCAGAGCGCCTCCCTGCGGCGATTGCGATGCATAGATGCGCTTGCCCACAAGCAACGCAACTTCAGGCGCAGCAGACAGCATGCCAACGAGTGCTTCATCTATATGCAACATAATGCCTGCCTGCTATGGACGCCTAGCTGCTGCGCGAGCCTGATGCGCAATTGCCTTCTGCAAATTGTCTTCAAGAGCCTTCGTTAGCTTGCGAAGAACAGCGCGCGACCTGCCGGTCCACCATTTATCAAAAAATCCTGTGCCTCGCACAGCACGCTTATGCCAAAGAATGGCCGCTGCAGGTCTAAGCTTGCTTCCACGACGAACAAACGGCGCAAGGTATTGATATTTCCTATTTATCGCCCATGGTATGGAAAACGGCGTGCCTCTATACGCTTGACGCTGCACACCAAGCTCAACCAGATGAGCGTGATATCCCTTTTTTGCGCGCTTGCCACCCTTTGGGTCTTTGCCTCGCAAAAACCCAATTCTTGCTAACACCTTAACGCCGTATTTATTTGGATTGCCTTTGGTGCGAGGAGGTTGAACCTGCACTCCAGCCGCGCGTGCAAGACCACCGCGATTTCTTGGGGTATTTGCTTTTAACGACGGCAATTCCGGCTTAACAGTTTTTCTTACTGCTGCAGTAACATATTGCTTTTGCAATGAGAAGTTTAGCTTGCGAAATTGCTCCATTGTGCGGCGCAAATCGTTGCGATCAACTAAGATGTCTATAGTGCTAGCCATCGATCACCTCCGTAACGAGCAATTCATGCTCGACGCGGCGACCACGCTCAAGAACGCTAACAATGTCAAACGTGCGGCCTTCAGCAACAATTCTGTATTTAGGCTGCAGCCCCTGCGTGTAACGCATGCGGATGCGATGCGTGACGACTGCCTCTAATGCCAAAGCGTTGATCGTCTCAGTTCCCGACAGCGGAAGCAGTGCGATGTATCGCGTGGCCCAATCGCTCCAAGTA